TTCAAAGAGGGCTTCCAACACGTGGGCACAGTAAGCCACAATGTAGAGGATAATGCCTTCGATGCTCACCTTGGAATATACTTGCACCCATGGTGTGTTGGGCGCAAAGCCGTAGAGGTTTTGCATCGAAGGGGAGTTCATCCATTCGGCTTGAAGGTCTTCTAAGATTTCAGATGTTGTACGTGCCATTGTAATTATGAATTATGAATTATGCATTATGCATTATCATCTTACCCAGAATCCAGAGAGCTGGCTGTGGTCTTCGATGGTCATGAAGCCGATGCCGGTGAATCGGATGTCGTCGGACAGTCCGGTGGCGGGCGGGTCGATAGCAAGCTTTGCCACAGCAGCAGACTTGGCGGACACGCCGGTTTCCAATACGGTGCCGGGCGTAAGTGACGAACTGAGGTCGATGCCGTTTTGGTCGGCGATGGATAGCGCGGCATCGGCGTTGCCCGCGGTCTGCAAGGCTATGTCAAAAATGCTCTGGTTGGGTAATACTGTGGTCTTCATTATGAATTATGCATTATGAATTATGCATTATTGTATTTGGCTTCTTGTTGTCTTATCCATACAAGGCCGTTGAATGCGGATGCCCATTGGCGGTCGTCGAGGAGGTCGGGGTCGGTGTGTAGATAGTAACGTATCTGGGCGTTGATCTGCGCCACCGCGTCGCCGGGCTTAATTTTGGTCTCCTCTATAATTTTGAGAGTTCCGCCTCCTTGATCTGGATGAGTGCGCCAAGTTTCTGCGAAAGGCCGAGGAAAAGCGAATCGTCGGTCTTGAAGTCGGGGCATCCGCCAAGCCAACAGTTGTTGATCATGGTTTCGGCAATCTTAATCGGGTTGTTGCCGATTGACGACACGTAAGCAAGGACCTTGCGGTCGGGCTTGCGGAGGTAACAGATTTTGCCGTCGGCGGTGAAGGAATAGATGTCGGTGTGCTGGTGCTTCCACTGGGCGATTTGGGACTGATCCACGGAGCCGGTGAGTGTGGGGGCGGTGGGTTTTGTTGTCGTTTCGGTGTTTTCGTTTTCCATTGTAATGATGTTTTAAAGGTGTTTAAATAACTTGATGTTCTACACTCAAAGCGATGAATGGGAGGTCTACATTCATGTTTGAGTCGGAGTTTTTGAGGGTTTTGCCCACTTCGGTGAACTCTATGCCGTGGATGATGTCGGTTTTGATTACGTCGCCGTTCTCGGGGTTGCCGTATGAGACAACAGCGTCGAGGTGAAGGTTGAGGAGGTTGTGTCCGGGCGATAGGGCGGTGAGGGTTTCCAACTCGCTTTGCAAGAGGTTGAGCGTGCCGGAGGTCTTGCGCTGTCCGCGTTGGATGGCCACGGGGGTGTTGCTTTTGCCGTAGATTTCGGTCTTGGTCTGAGTAATTTTGTACTCTACGCCTGTGGCTCGGGTGAGCAACTGTCCGCCCACCATTATGGTAACGTCAGCAAAGGTGTACTCCTTAGTGTCGAATGTCTGTGTTAATTCTGCCATAATAATTACGAATTGTGAATTGTGAATTGTGAATTATGAATTGTGAATTATGAATTGTGAATTAAATAGCGGTGTCAAATCCCAACTTCACCTCTATGTACTTGGCGTATCCGTAGGGTTTAACGCTCAGGCTGATGTCGATGCGCGAATTGGCTGCCACGTCTTGGTTGGGGTCTATGTAGCAGCGCACGCCTTTGTCGGATGCGTTGGCGGGGTCGGTGCCGAGGTTGCCGCTTACGGTCATAGTGTTGTAGATGTCCTGTTCAACAGCGTTGCTCATATCCTTGCAGTAGGTTTCGGACATGCGTCCAGAGCTTGAAAGCGGGATTTCGTCGTTGATGTAGTTGACGAGAGTGGTGTAGGCTAAGCGGTAAGCCTTGTCGATGGTGCGGCGGCGGGGCACAAGCGCGTAGTCGTCGGAAGGCTGCGCAGCCATAAGGTCGTCGCTGAGGTAGAATCCAGCCTTGCCTTGGAATGTGCGCACTGTGATGTAGCCGCTATTGTGCTTGGGTTCGGCGTAGAGGTTGTTGACGAGGTGACGAGTGGCACTATTGCCCGAGCCTTCGGTGTACCAGAATTCAGTGGCGGTGAGCGCGCCGTCTTTTACCCTTGCCATGGATCGGTGCACAGGAATCTGAGCGGCACGACCGGCAGCGTACCACAAAAGAGCCACGCCGTTCTCCTGTGCGGAGGTTACGGTGTCTACCACTGCCACACGGTTAAGTCCGAGGGTCTTGGGTGTTACTCCGCCAACCGAGACAAAGAACATCACGGGTGCGTAGAGTTCGTTGGCAGCCCATTCGCCCACTGCTTGGAGGGTGTTGAGCATTGCCGAAGTTGCACCGCTGACAATAACGTTGCGCACTTCGCCGGCGTATTCTGAGAGCAGCGCCTTGATGTTGGCTTCGGTGGGTTCGAGGCTCGATACTATCAAACGGCACTTGCCGCCAGCCTCGGTGAAAAAAGCCGAAATTTCTTGGCTCTCAGTGCCGGCGCGTTCCACAAAGTCTTCGTAGGTTTGGCAGTCGATGGGTACTTCGAGGTTGAGAGTGGACATGATGGCGAGAGTTACACCGTCGTTCAATGGTTCCACACCGCCAAGTCCGCCGTTTTTAAAGTCTATTTTTACGTATGGTAACATATTAATTGCGGTTTTAGGGTTATGAATTACGAATTATGAATTATGAATTAATCTTGTTTTCTATCCTTTCGAGCACTTGCGAAAACCTGTTGAAGGCAGTGGCGTTTTCTTTCACCGCCTTTGTGAGTTCGGCGTTGGCGCTTTGCAGGTACGATATGTACTGGTCGCGCAGACGGTTGTTCTCTTCGTTGTTTTTCTTGGCGGTTTCGTCGTTTTTACGTGCGAACCACGCTACGGCAATAAAGAGTATTACCGACACCGCGATGGGGTAGGCAAGGTTTTGAAAAATCGATACTGCTTCGGTAGTTTCCATTTTGATTGGTGTTTAAAAGGGGAAAATGGCGGGTGGGTTATCGCAACAGACCCGCCATAGAACTAAATTATAAATACAAGATGACTGAGAATAATCGGGTTGGTTAGGGATTAGGAGTTGTCGTCGTCTCCTGCTGGAGCGAACATTGCGCCGAATCTTACACTGGCACTGAGGACAGTGCCGTAGTATCCGGGTGCGTTTTCCTGGGTGTAGATTTCTAAGTCGCTGAGGGCAAAATAGTAGTCTCTCTTGTGCCAGAAAACGGCGGGTACACCAGCACCTTCGGCACCGGCAATAGAACGTTTCATAATGTTAAGGCCGAAGATGTTGCCAATTACACCAGTCTTGAGGTCGGCACAAGAAAGGAAGGCGTTGGTTTGAACTTCGGAGAGTTGTTTCAACAGTGTACTGTATGCGTTTGCCGACAGGAGGACGTAACGGTCGGTTTCGGGATAGTTGTGCTCGTCGAACCATTTTACAACGTTGATTAAGTATTCAATGGTTGAATCATTCTCGTAGAGCACCTTGTCCTCTGTGCCAGCTACAATCTGAAAGAGGGCATCTTCGATAAATCTCTGGTTGAGGCTCTTGGCAAGTTTTTCTGTAATCACGCGGCGTTTGTCGTATGAGAGTTCCACGTCTGTGGGGTTGGAGATACGCACGGCATCGGTGGTGAAATTGTGCATAGTGATTACATGCTCGGTGTCGTTGCTGGTGGTAACTGATGCGGGGAACTGTGTGCGGTCTTTCTCTACGTCTATCAAACCTACTTCAACGGGAATGTGTATCTGGTGGTTGTCGGCAAAGGCAGAATAGTCGGTGCCTTTGGTTACGAAGGTGTTGTCGGGTAACAATTGTTCTTTAATGTCGTTTACCCAAATTTCTTTGTTTAATGCCATGGTTTTCTATGTTTTAAAATTACTAATTATGAATTATGCATTATTAATTGTGCATTGTTTACTCCCACTCTTTGTGGAATTTCTCTTTGTAAAGGCGTTTGAACTCTTCAAGGTTTTCGGCTTTGAGGTTGCGCAACTTACCTGCACGGTCGAGTTCGTCCCAAGTCTGCGAAGGTTCTGCCTTCTTTTCCATCATTTGACTGAGGGAAATGGATGACTGTGGCTCGGCCACCTCGTCTGCCGATTTAATAGCCCCAAACAATTTCTCCGTTTCCTTCGGGAATGAGAGGTAAAAACTCAATGCCTCGCTTTTCACCTCTTCGGTGATTTTGCCGTCGGCAATGGCTTTGTCTACGAAAGCCTCAGCCTCGCGGTAGTCGCGTTCGGCAAGGTCGCGTTTGAGTTCGTCAATCTTGGCGTTAAGAGCCTTGATGGTTTCGCTTTGTTCGTCTACCTGAGCCTGCAATTCCATGTTGCGCTGGCTCAATGTTATTTCTGAATTGTCGGGTTGCAATTCTGGTTTTTCTTTCTTTTCCATGATGTAAAAAAGTTTGTTAAAATCGTTTATACTGAGTTGATTCTGTTTGTCTTCGCTGTCGTATACCACAAGGGCATTTTCGTCGGCGGGAATGCTCACAATAGAGGCTTCGAGCAATACGCTTTCGGTGGCTGTGTCGATGCCTTTGGTGCGTGTCATCTGTTTGATAACAATGCCCATCGAGCAACCTTTGATAAAGCCTTGCTCCACCTTGCGGGCTATCTCTGCCGCTTCGGGGTCTTCCATATCAAACACAGGCGTGGCACTCAATTGTCCGCCTTCTATCTTGATGTCTTCCCATCGGCCTATCACCGTATGTGGGTTGTGTTGGTAAAGCATTACGGGGTTCTTTTCAAACCGGGAAAGGTTGATGCCTTTTACATCGGTCTTAAAACCGTAACTGTTGATTGTTTCGCTATCACATAAAACTATTCGCATCGCTAATTATGAATTTTGAATTATGAATTATGCATTATGAATTATGCATTACTTACTGAGTTTTCCTTTGTTGAATTGTTCGGTAACAAATCGATCTTCCAATTGTGCTATCTTAGTTATTAGAGGAGGGGTTAGTTCCGGGTCTTCTTTCATCTGCGCCTCCATCCATCGGTTGAAGTTCTGGAAGGTTTCGATGTTGTCCATCACCGTTGCCCGTTTGTCAAGTTTTTCTATGCTGTTGGCAAGTTTCTGAATTTGGGAGATAAGTTTGGCAAGAGCTTCGGGTTCCATCTCCTCTATGTCGTCCACCTTTTCAAGTATCTTGCTTATTAGCACAAGTATCTTGTTTACTATCTCGGGACGTGTGATATTTAGTGCGGCACGGCGGGCTTCCCATTGTCCGTCTTTCACCCATCGGGCAACGGTGTTTTCGCCAATGCCAAGTTTTTCGGCAATGGTTTTCTGTTGTTCGCCCTGCATGTAGTAGAGCCGTGCAAGTTCGCGTTCTTGGGTCTTACTGTTCATGGTTTTTGTGTTTCGGTAGTGCAAAAGTGTGCGTTAGTTATACCGTACCAAAAAACTTTACTCATTTTAAACAGTATTTTTCACTCTCAGCCGCCGAAACCCGAATTTTGCACCGTAATCAAACACCAAAACACTATGAATATAGGATACCTTTTGCAGATTGTTAACGAGCGAATAAGCGACATCGAGGCTCTTAAATACATCGACCGCAACTGGGGACAGTTAGACCTTGAAACCCCCGCCGTTAAATTTCCTTGCGCCATAACAGATATTGAAGGTGTGGAATATTCCGACCTATTGAACCGTGAACAGGTGGCAGATGTGGAGTTCACCGTTACAATAGCGGTACAAAACTTTTATAACACCTCGCAAAAAGCACCCAACAAAGCCAAAGGTTACGACATATTCGACATTATTGGCGAGGTTAACGACCTATTGCAAGGTTACGCCACACCCGAGTTTGCCACCTTTTCGCGCCGTCGCCTTCAAAAGGTTGATGCCGAAAAAAATTTTTCTATATACACCTTAACATATCATACCCTCACCCGCTCACGAACTGACATCAACAAAGTTCCAGCACCGGCAGTGAAATTGAATATTAACCCCAGTAATTCATAATTATGCATTATGAATTATGCATTAAAACATTAATAAAATGGTTATCCCCGAAGAACTTAAATCCGTCCTTTATTCCTACCAAGTGGAACAAATCACCGACGACGACACCGAAATAGTGCAAGAGGCTATCGACACAGCCGAGATGCTTGTGCGCGGATATTTGAACGCCGCCAACCTACGCCGCGAAACCGCATCGCTCACCAAACAACAATACCGTGCTTGGCGGCTCTACGACATCGATGCTATGTTTAACAAAACCGGCACCGACCGCAACCCGCTACTCCTGCGCATAATCAAACGCCTTGCGGCATACAACATCATTGAATTGAGTTGCCCCGATGTGCTAACCGAGCGCATAACCGCAATCTATAACGACACTATCGACCTATTGAAACGCATTGCCGGTGAAGGTGAGTTTGCCCTTTCGCGTTACATTATCCCCGATGCCATTTTTCAACCCTCCGACGGTGAAGGTGGCTCCGATGACGAGGCAAGCAACAACGATGAAGTGTTGAAAATGCCATTCCGCATGGTAAGCCGTCCCAAATTCCGCCACGAACCGCTTTAATTTTTAACTTTTAATTTTTAATTAAAAATGAAGATATTATCCTCCGAAATTATCAAGCGTTACCAAAACCGCACACGAAAAGATATAGCCGACTGGCAGAATGCCGTCAACGTTGCCCGCAGTGTTTACTCGCCGCGTCAATACCTTTTGCAAAACATCTATGCCGACATCACCGACGATGCGCTGCTCGCCTCGCAGATACAAAACCGACAAGAGCCTGTGATGTCGCGTGCCTTCTCCCTCAACTCCGCCGACGGCAAGCCCGACGAAAAAGCAAGTGCTGCGCTTGCCGCATTGCCGTTTATCCAAGACCTTATAAAAGCCATCTTAGACAGCGAACTGTACGGTTATTCGCTTTGCGAGTTTATACCCGGCAAGCCTTACCCAGTGTTTAATGTTATACCAAGGCAGAACGTTGAACCCGGCGACGGCATTTTCCTCCCCGACTATTACGCCAACACCGGCATACCATACCGCCGACTTAAAGAGTACGGCAAAACCATTCTTGAATTTAACTCCAACCACATAGGCATACTCAATAAGACCGTGCCGCATGTGCTTTTCAAAAAGTTTGCACAAAGTTGCTGGTCGGAACTGTGCGAGATATATGGCATTCCGCCGCGTTTTCTCAAAACCAACACGCAAGACCCCGAAATGCTTTCTCGTGCCGAAACGATGCTCCGCGAAATGGGTTCTGCCGCCGCTATGGTTATCGACAACACCGAGGAACTCCAATTTGCTTCGGGCGTTACCACCACTGGCGACGTGTACAACAACCTTATTACCCTCTGCAACCGTGAGATTTCGATGGTGATTTCGGGCGCAATCATTGGTCAGGACACCGCCAACGGCAACTACTCAAAAGAGGAATCCTCAAAAGAGATACTCCAACGCCTTATAGAATCCGACAGCCGTATGGTGGAAATTTACTTCAACACCGCAGTTCTGCCCGCCCTTCGTGCGCTCCGCCTTATCTCCGATCAGCCGCTAACATTCGCATTCACGGCATCGGAAAACCTCACAGATCTTTGGAGTAAGACGGTGGCAGTAATGCCGTATTATGACATAGACCCGAAGTGGATAAAGGAGAAATTTGGGGTGGAGGTAACCGCTGCACGAAACGCCACACAAATGGCTGCACATAATGTTGCAGGCGAGCCGCCTTGCAACCCAGATGATTTTTTCGCCTAAGGGTTGCAGGTGATCCCGATTATTATAAAAACTTGAACGCCGCACTCAATAAACTATACTTTGAGGACGAGCCAATAGAACTTGCCAACGATGACCCGGACTTCACTTTTGATGAATCCATTTTCGACGATGCCGCAACGGAAATATTGCAGAACGGCGGCTATACACCCGAAATGCTCACCAAAGGCGCATGCAACAGCCTTGTGCGCGAAACATTCAAGGTGCTTGGCGGCGGCGCATTGCACGGATTGGGCAAAGAACCCGACCCCGAAATGGCATCCGCACTTAGAGAAAACGCTTTTGTTTTCTCCGGGTTTAAAATACATAACCAACTCGGCGAGGTGACTAACGCCTTTAAGTATATGCCCGAACTCACCGACGATAAGGGCAACATCCGACCCTTCCACGAAATATCAAAAGAGGTGGACCGTATACTTGCCGACCATAAGATACGCGGAATAAACGCGCGTTACAACCAAGCCTACCTACGCGCCGAGTACAACCAAGCCGTACAGTCGGCGCAAATGGCTGCCAAATACCATGATGCCCTTTCGCGTAAGGATTATATCAACCTGCAATACCGAACCGCCAACGATGAGCGTGTGCGCTCGGAGCACCGCAAACTTCACGGCGTTACCTTGCCGGTTGACGATCCGTTTTGGAACGATTACACACCGCCGCTCGGCTGGAACTGCCGCTGCACCATTGCCGAAGTACTGAAAGACGATTACCCCGTATCTGACAGCACCCGCGCCACATCCACCGCCGAACACATAACCTCCGCGCCAAAGGACAAGATATTCAGGTTTAACCCGGCAAAGACACTTAAAGTGTTTCCTGATAAGCACCCGTATTTTAAAGCGGGTGGTGGCGTAGAAAAAGTCGTTAAAAAAGCACATCGAATTGTAAAAATGATGGAAGAATCCAATGTCTATGGTAATTTGTCCGAAAATGAAAAAATTGCGATTGCTGCAAATAATGTTGAAATAGAGGATAAATTATCCATACAAAAAGGCAAGGTAATGAAAATAGATGATGCTGACGAACAAAAGGCTAATCCTAAATATGGAACAGACAAAACTTATAGTATAAATTGCCAAGTATGCACAGGTGCTTATTTATTACGTCGAAGAGGATTTAATGTTGAAGCCGGAAGTGCTAACGACTATTTATCCAAAGGTGATCATTGGTATGAAAAATGGAAAAATGCTGATGGTAGTGCTCCTAAAATTAGTCGTATGAATGATTGGCTTAAACAAAAAAAATACAAGACAATGACCTCAAAAAGGTTGTTAGAATTTTTGCAAGATGAATGCAAAGAGAATGGAGTATATGAAATATCTGTTGGTTGGGTTCAAAAGGTCGGAGGAGGCGGACACGTAACTATTATCGAAAAAAATGATGATGGTTTATGGAGAGTTGAACCACAAAAAGCCTTAAAAGATAAAAAAATGAAACTAACAGAAACGAATATGGGTAGTTTGCAATATATAGCATCTAAATTACATAATTGCAGAGGTGTAATCCGTATTGATAATAAAATCTTTAATACAGATTATATCGAAAGTATTAATAAATCAAATGATTAGGAAAAATGTTCAATACAAAATTCTGTTGCATCCATGCCGTAGATAGTTTGAGTAATAGTACCATTTTTGACGAGTGCAA